TCAGAATTTGAGCCAGTCAGTAAATTAAAGGATACTGATGATGAGATTAACAAGATATGGCAATCTCAATACGCTCTTAAAGCCTTCGTTGATCCAAGTAATTTTAAGTCTTATGAGGAACTCAAAGAGAAACTAAATAAGACCCTTACTGGACAAAGAAGTACCGAGTCAGTTGAAGATATTGATCTCCCACCTGTCAGTAATGACATACCAACGTCTTCTAACAATTCGGTAGAGAAAGTTGAATCGTCTAACGACAGCGATGACCTGTCGTATTTTAGTAAATTAGCTGAAGACGATTCATAATCTATCTCTCTCACTTTCTCAACAAGGGTGCCTTTAATTAGGCACCCACACTTAACAAGAATAAACTTGTTAAAACTAACATAGGAGACTTAAATGTCAAATAACTTAAATGTTGTTGATGTTCACAACAACAATAAATTTTCAAATGAACACCTAGAACAATCAAAAAAATTAATCAACGAAGACAACAGACCTGATCTTTATGGTAATAAAATAAAGTTTGGTAAAGATGGTGGTAGACACCTTGTACCAATTATAGACATAAAGTGGAAAGGTACAGTTAGAAATACACAATCTTATAGAGCAGAGGGTGGTAATCCTAAAAAGAAAGAAGTTAAAAATAGTATTACTGAATTTGGTTATAAACTTAAACATGAACCTATTGCGTTAAGAAGAATGAGCGATGGTCTTCACCCATTAACAGGCCACACTAGAAAAGATATATTACAAGATTTAGGATTTACAAACGTAATTGCTAATATCTATGATGGTGTAACAGATGAACAGGCAAGTAAGTTTGGTTTAATTCTTAACAGACCAGATGATCCTAGAGGTTCTGTTTCTATTCAGGATATACAATTAGAGTGTGAGAATGCTTTAGAAAAAGAATGGATTAAACCTGTTACTTTAGATAATATATTGGCAAGAGTAAATGAGATTTGTGGTGATTCTTTTTTAACAGCAAATAAAAGAAGTTTAGTTGCAACAACGATATATAATAACTACAATGACAAGAATAAGAAAAAACAAAAAAGAATAATGTCATGGACAAGTGATACAGATATTGAAACTTGGATGTCAAGTAATCTTTACAAAGATACGGCTGAACTTATGTATATGACAACATCATTTTCACAGGTTAGTAAAGCAATCTTTAGAGCTGCTAAACTATATAATGAAAATAAAAAAAAAGTTAGAGTTGTTGTACACACAGGTATACTTGACGCTTTTGATTTACATAAATGTTATAAAGATAGAGTAGCAGATTTTAAAACTATGTGGGATGATAAAATGAAAGACCTACAACTTGCTGCTTTTAATACAAGCAAACCTGACAAGGCAAGTGTTGTATTATCAGATAACATAGAACTATATGGTGCTTTACCTTATATTGATGGTGATGTAAAGATAATTAAATATAGTAAAACTGCTAAAATAGTAAATGGCAACTAAAATTAAAAAATTTCCTAATATTGACCGAAGGGCATACAAAGGTATTTTCAAACCTTTGAACAAAGCAAAATACAAAGGTCAAGTAAATAACATTGTCTATCGGTCAAGTTGGGAAAAACGATTTATGGTATATTGTGATAAGACTAAAGAGATTGTAGAATGGGGTAGTGAAGAATTTGCATTATATTATAGAGGCGTAGATAATAAAATACATAGATATTATCCTGATTTTTTTATGAAAGTAAGACAACCTAATGGTACACATAAAAAATTTCTAATAGAAATCAAACCTAAAAATCAAACAAGAAAACCAAAACCAGGTAAGATAAAATCATCATACTATAAACGTGCTTTACTTACATATGAAACAAATAGACGTAAATGGGCTACAGCATTTGCATGGTGTAAAAAGCGCAATATGACGTTTAAAATACTTACCGAAGATCATCTAAAAACCTTTTAATTGTCATATAAATAGTAATATGGCAAGCGTATTTGACACTATAAAACAAAGAGCTGGGGATACAGATAAATCTGCTACTTGGTATAGAACACAAGTAAATAAGATTGCAAGTAATAAAACAGCAGGTCAGTTGTTTAGAGAGAACAAACTAAATGGTCGTCCTAGCGTAGGTAGATTGAACTTATTTGGGTACAATCCTAAATTTAGAAAGACATTACCTTACTATGACGTGTTCCCACTTGTTTTACCATTAGAACCAATATCAGGTGGGTTTATGGGTATGAACTTTCACTATCTACCACCACTATTGAGATTTAGATTATTAGAACGTATGCAGGCAACAGCAACAGATAGTAGATTTGATAGTAAAACAAAATTTGATGTAAATTATGATGATGTAAAAAGTATTAAGATTGTAAAACCAACAATCAAAAAATATCTGTATGCATATTGTAAAACAGGATTTTTAAGAATAAATGCTGATGAGGCTGCAATTGCGATATACTTACCTGTACAAAGATTTAAAAAGGCAAGTGACGCTGTAGTTTATTCAGATAGTAGGAAGTTTCTATAATGAGTTTAATAAGTATCGGTAAAAGAATAGGTGATTTAGATATAAGATTAGGCATACCGCCATCTAAACCACAATTCAGCACAAAAGAAGCCAATAGAAGAATATCAGCAAATAACGCTTCATCTAATGCCAATTCTGTTTACAATGTATTCAGATCAGGCATAACACAATCAGGTGGGTTTGCTAGACCAACACAATTTATGGTTACGATTGATGGTCCCAAAGCATTAACATTTGGCGATACGTCAATATATGCTGATCATATGGGTAGATCGCAGGCTGCTCGTATGGCAAAGAGTGCTAAAATATCAGCTGCGATAAAAAAGAATTTACAATTAAGAATGGACCTATTCTGTTCAAATGTATCTTTACCTGATAAGACTATAACAGATGATACAAATGAAACATATTATGGTCCTAAAAGAGCATTTGCTAAAAATGTACAATTTAATGAAATTACATTAGAGTTTTATACAAGTATAAATTACGAAGAACGATTATTTTTTGAAGCATGGCAGAATAGTATTATTGATCCTATATCACACAACGTAGGTTACTATGATGATTATGCTACACCGTGTATGATTACAATTACACCATTGACTAAAACATTTACAGCAGCTCTTGCTAACTTTACACCTACTGGTGATCAAGGAAGAGATAGACAGCAGTTAAGACAATCACTAGGTGACTCATCTGGTTTCTCATCATATCAAGTACAAATGTATGAAGTTTGGCCGAAAACAATTGCTGCTACACCATTAAGTTATGACTCTCAAAATCAGATTGTTAAAACTAGTGTTACATTTACATACAGAAATCATGCTACCACAGCATGGAACTTCTTGGCACAAAATAGTACAGCTGATATAACAAAAATTAATAGAGAGGAATATAGAACTAATACGACAGCGATACAAGGTAATCTATTAGATAACTTACCTTTTGGCATAGGTAATGAAATAGGTAGAGCAGGTCGTAAAGTATATGAAACACTTAAAAAGAATTTGCCTATTGGGCGAACAACGGGAGGGCGTGTGTTCCCGAAAGGTCTACCAGACCCTAAAATCATACGTGATTTATTATATTAATATAAGGAGTTAAATAATGAGTTTATCATTTTTGAGAGTGCCTGAATACGATTTGACTTTATCAAATAATGTAAAGGTAAAATACAGACCATTTTTAATAAAAGAAGAAAAAGTTTTATTGATGGCTGTAGAGAGCAAAGACGAAGGTGAGATGAACAATGCTCTAATTAAAATTGTTCAACAATGTACATTATCACAAATAGACGTAACAAAGTTACCAGTATATGATTTTGAATATCTTTGGTTAAATATACGAGGTAAATCTGTTGGCGAAATTATACAAATGAAATTGAAATGTGCAGATGACGATACCGTTTCTGTTGACTATCAATTGAAATTAGATGATGTTAAACCTAACCTTGATAAGAAGTTTGACACAAAGATTGAATTTGAAAAAGACTATGGTGTGATAATGAAAGTACCTACAATTATGCAGATTGCTAACAAAAGAACAATGTTAGATTTGTCTTTTAATTTAGTTAGGGATTGTATTGCTCAAATATACAATGGTGAAGAAGTACACGAAGCAAATGATTTATCTGTAGAAGAACTTGACGAGTACGTAGAACATTTAACTACAAGGCAGTTTAAACAGATAAGAGAATACTTTGAAAGTTTACCTATTGTATCACACCTGATTAAGTATAAAAATCCTAAATCAGGCAAAGAGTTTACATTATTGTTACAAGGGGCGTCAGATTTTTTTCAGTAGCCCTCTTGCATGAAAACCTGGAGAGTTTGTACCGTACTAATTTTGCATTAATGCAGTACCATAAATACTCTTTAAGTGAATTAGAAGATATGATACCATGGGAGAGGGAGATATATGTTGAAATGCTTACGCAACATATAAAAGAAGAAAACGAAAAAATAAAAGAAAAACAAAGAAGAGGATAATTTATGAAGAATTTTTTAAAGAACATGTTTACACAAGGGTGGAACGGTTTTAAATACGGTGTCGGAACGTTATGGCACTTCATATCAGTAGAAATACCAGAATTAATGTCAAACTGGCGATTAGTGCCAAGACTATTAATGGTCGCTTATGGGTGGGCATTTTTAGATGTAATCAATTGGTTTATGGCACTAGAGAATCCTACTAACGCACAGGCTGGGTTAGTTTCAGTAGTCGTTGGGGCTGGTGCAGGTTGGTTTGCAATCTATGTAAATGGTAAACCATCTAAAGTAAAACATAAAGAACAAGATATAGGATAATGCCAGAAGTAGAATTTAAGAAACCTAAACCTAACTTTCAAGCCATCTTAAAGAAACAAAAAGAGATGGAGGATGATGAGAAGTTTGCCATATCTGATTCGTTACAAGAATATATTGATACGATAGGTAAAAAGGCAGGTTATCAGAACCAAGAGAAGTTAGAAAAGGCCAATATCAGACAAGAGGTAATTAATTTTGTTGATAATTACACTATCAGCAGCCTTGATAGTATTAAAGGCATGGATTATGATGAGGCATTACAATTGCAATCATCAACCGAAAAGAGTATAGCAGAGATAGAAGGTACTGGTCAATTAAATCAGGAAGAATTAGATTTTATTAGGGCAACGGTAGGTGAAACCAACACTAGATTAAAAGAAGTGTTGAAATTATCTACAAGATTGAAGTTTGCATTTAGAGATTTGAAGAAAGAACTTAAACCTCTAAAACTTGCTGCTAGAATAGGTCTTACAAGAATACCTATTTTAGGTAAAAGAATAGAGCGAGCAATACGTGCTGAAGAAGAAGGTGAGTCAGAAGCATTACGTATCAAAAGAGGTTTAAGAAAAAGAGAAGCAAGAGATACAAGAAAAATGGGTGACACTACATTTCCAGAACCCAACGACCCGAGTCAAACTCAACAGAATAGAACTATTGCAAAACAAACTACTGCTGGTATTATGGGTATTGACAATCAACCTTTACCAAGAGCAGATAGAGAAGAAATTGTTGAGCAAGAAAGAGAGTCAGATACTCAATTTGAAACTACGAGTGGTACATTAGAAAGAATACTTGTAGAATCAGAATTAACAAACGAACTATTAGGTGCTAGAAACAAAAAATTAGCAGGTATTGATGATAAAGATGGTTTTAGCATACTAGAAGTTTTAGGTATGAAAAAATTATATGACTTTGTTAAGGCAGGAAAAGTAGGAACACTTGTTACAAATTTAGGTGCTATGTCTGTTACAGCAGGTTTATTTGCAGCCGCAGCAGTTGCTGGTATTGGTATTGGTAAAGTGGTTGAAAAAATAGGTATGGCCAATGTTGGTCCTGAAGAAAAGAAAGAAATAAACAGATTAAGTGCAGATTTGTCTAGCTCAGCAAACTTTGAAGGTGTGTTGCAAGAAGATATTGATTTAGAGAACGAAGCAAAAAAAGAAGGACAATTAAAAGACGAGTATAATAGAGGTATAAGTGAAGGTAAATTACCAAAAGAAATGACCTTTGAAGATTATGTACAAGCAAAAGAAGACGCAGGTATAACAAGAAGATTAAAGTTTGAAGGATTTGCAGGTATAGACTTTTTAGGAGGAGAAAAAAATCGAATGAAATCCGATGCTGATTACTCGGCAATAACAAGTCAATATTCACTAAATCAGGCAAAACCTATCAATGAAAATATAATACAGGCTGAAGGAGAATACGGTACTGGAAAGAAGATTGAAACTGCTAATACAATAACGGCAGACGGTGTAGAAAAAGGTTCACAAATAATAAACAATAGTACAAATAGTGGTAATACGGTAATCAATAACCAAAATAATGTTGACGCTTCAAATACACAAAATAAAACAGAATTTGGGTCAACATCAATAGGGTCTAAAAATACACACTATCCAGACAATTATTAGGTAGGTAGATAAATATTAATATGAAAGCGTTTAAAGTAATAGGTAACATAATCAAAGGTCTAAATCAACCTCAAAAGGTTTTACAAGGTGCAACTGTACCTAATTTTAAAACTATTGCAAGTAAAAAAGGTGTTATCAATTATAATCCTACAGGTGTAGATTATTCTAATTTTAGTAAAACAGAAAGCAATAAAGTATTCGTATATCCTACAACAGATTTAAAAGACCAAGAGCATTACATTTTATTTGATATTATAGAAAGAGTGCCGAAAGGCAGTGGAGATAATACAGCAGTTGGAAATACAAATATCACAAAGAGAGAAGACAATTTAAATCAAATTGTATATGGTGCAAATAGATTTTTTAGTGAAGGTACTACTTCAGGCCTTTTAGGTATACCTACAGGTAAAGGTTCTCAAAGAAATGTAAAAAATACAATTGCTATTTACATGCCACAAACACTTAAATTTAATTTACAGGCAGACTACGGTGCTGAAGAAATAGGTGGTGGTCTAGGTTCTCTTGCAAAGTTAAGGGATGCAATGAACAGCAACACTTTTTTCGGTGCTGATTTAGGTGCGGTCGGTGCTCAAGTCGGTAAGTTAGTTACAGGTTTAGGTTCATTTGCTACTGGTGGTTTAGGTGCAGGTGTAGGTGCTGCTGTACAACGTAGAACTGGTATAGCACCAGCAGCCATGACAGAAATGATATTTAATGGTATAGATTATAGAACGTTTAGTTTTACATTTAAATTTACACCTAGAAATAGAGATGAGTCAGATGTAGTAAATGGTTTACTACATGCTATCAAAGACGCAATGTTACCAAAGAGATATGGTGCAGGTACATCAATCGCTGCATATCAAGTACCACATGAATTTGTAATTAGATTTATGAAAGGTACTAAAATTAACCCATACCTAGATCAGATAGGTTTGTGTGCATGTACAGGTGTTGATATAGATTATGGTTCAGATAAGTTTTCAACACACCCTAGTGGTGATCCTGTATCAATAGACGC